GCAAATGCCCGGCAATGTTCGTGTTGCCGGAAATTCGCGCGTGCCAGGTCATGAAACAAGACCGCGTTTTGGCGGTCGAGCAAAAAACCAAGCCGCGAATCATTGCAATGGACGATGCGCTTGATCGCGGTATCATGAACCTTGGCCCTTATGGTGTCACCTATGGCGGGCTGGACGAGCGCGGCAACCCCACGATGCAGCCATGGCTTGAAGGCGCAGACTTAACCGAAGCCGCCGCGCTGCACCAAGAAGAACGCGAGATGATTGATCGCGCATTTTACCGCGACCTTTTCCAGATCAACAAGGAGTATAAGACCCATATCACCGCAACGCGGACGATGGAGGAAATTGCCGAAAAGGGCATATTCCTCGGCCCGTTGGCGCGGCAGGAAGATGAATGGCTGTCGCGCATGTTGCCGCGCGAATTATGGTTGATGGAGCAATTGGGGTTGATGGACGACATGCCGCCAGAGCTGCGCGAGTATTTTGCGCAGGAAGGTGGCATTGACGTCATGTACGACAATAATCTGAGCCGGATGCAGGAAGCGTCCGGCGCGGTTGGATTGTTGCGCACCGCCGAAATGGTAACGTCGCTTGGTTCCATTGATGCCGAATATGTCGAGGCATACAAGCGCGCCTATGACCCGAACATAATTGTCGGTTGGCTGGGCCGCAACAACGGCATTCCAGCGATGTTAGAACGCAGCGATGACGACAAAGAAGCGTTCGACAATGACAAGGCGATGGCCGCGCAAATGCAGGAAGCATTGGCAGCCGCACCGGTGATCGCCGACGCGGCGAAGAATTTTGCGCAAGCGGAGTCAATCAGTGTCGCATGATGCCGGTTTTTTTGCTGATGCGCACCGCCCGCGCGCAAAAACCTCGCCGGGCGAATTGCTGCGCGCCAAGGAAACGCGGCGGATATATGCCGCCTATCAGTCGATATTTGGCTTAGTCGATGGCAAGCTGTCCGATGATGGCCAGATCGTATTAACCGACCTGATAACAGCAGCAAATTTGGGAGAAATGAGCGGCGCGCTTTCGGATAGCGAGCTGCGCGAATGGTATGGTCGTCGCAAAATTCTTTTGCACATCATTAACCGTCTGGACCGCGACGGCACCAAGGCCGGTCAACTTACGCAACAAATCAGGGAGTCCCTAACATGAGTGACGCATTATCAGGCGCATTGAGCGGCGCTGGCACCGAGCAGCAGCAGGACCAGCAACAGCAACAGCAACAGCAACAGCAACAGGCGTCCGCCTTTCCTGCATGGCTCGGCGAAATACCCGCAGAACTGCAAACCGACGATATGAAGGCGCGCGCGACGCGCTTTGCGCAGCCAGTCGATATGTTCAAGGCATTGACCGAAACGCAGGATTGGGCACGCGGCCGCGTTGCCTTGCCAAAAGAAGGCGATGCCACCAGCTTTGCAGAGTTTGCCGCCAAGGTCAGGCCGGAAACCGCCGATGCCTACAAGATCGAAGTCAATGACGGAAGCGGCACTGAATTGGCCGATGCATTTAGGCCTGTTGCCTTTGATGCAGGATTACACCCCGAGCAGGTGAACAAAGTCGTCGGATTTTGGAACCAGACGCAAGCCGATATGGTCAGCAAGCAAACGCAGCTTGGCAATACCGAATTGAAAAGCATCGAAATGGAAATCGGTGAAGCCGCCTATGCGCAGCGCGTCGAAGCGGTAAGCAACCTATTGCGCAATGCCGGTGTCGAAGTGGACGATATCGCTCCTGCAATGGAAAAGATCGGCGGCGGTGCCGGTAAGGCGATGAAGGCGTTGTTTACGCTGGCCGAAGCAACTGGCGAATTGGGCAAAGTCGATGGTGTTACAGTGTCGATGCGCCTTGGGTCGATGAACGCAAAAACCGCGCAGGAAACGCTGACAAACCTCGATAAAGACCCTGCGTTTTTCAAAGCAGCGCAGATCAAAAATTCGCCCGAATGGAAAAAGCGCGACGACCTCATTCGCATAATTGCAGGCGGTCAATAATTTTGGCTTGACGTCAGTATGTCATTTGGTAACTAAGGCAAAGGAGGGGCGGTTTTTAGCGCACGCGCCATACAGCCCGCCCTTCAACACTCCGGCCTACCCGCATATAGCGGCCCCGGTGCAAGGCGAAAGCAGCCACGCCCAGGTGGAGCGCATCCTCCGAGATCGGCCCGTCATCCGACGCCTACCCGGTCGAAATCCCGTTTGATTTTGACCTATAGGAGACAGGGCCATGCCCGAGAATTATGCCGATACACATCGCAATGTAACTTTTAACAACAACGTCACCGCCACGCTCCGTCAGGAACCTGGCATTCTGTATCCGCTTTGCGGCAGTTCCGCCAGCTACAGCGGCAGCAAGGCCGCACGGATCGAAAACCGTTTTGGTCGTTTGAAAATGCAGACCAAGGCCGAGCGCAACGGCGATACCAACAATGTCGATTTGAATAGCGTTGCGCGTCACATCAAGGTCGGACCAAGCGCCGATGTCGCGCCGTTAATTGATCGCGACGACCAAGGCACAACCGAAGTCGAATTGACAAGCCCAGCAGTTACCGAAACCGCCGACGCAGCACGAACCTATCACGATGATATGTTCGGCATTGGTTATTTCGGAGATGCTTGGGAAGGTGAAACCGGCAGCACGGCGATTCCGTTCAAGGCCGCCAATATCCTCCCCCACGGCGGCACGGGTGTTACGAAGGCAAAGCTGATCGAAATGCGTGAATTGGTGCGCAAGCGGAACAACAAGACGATGCGCGAAAAGCCCGTCATGTTCCTGTTCCCGGAGGATGAAAGCCAGTTGCTGAGTATCAGCGAATATGCCGATATCGACACCAATAATTTCAAGCCGCTGGTCGAAGGCGAAATCATGCCGTGGCTTGGCTTCCGCTTTGTCTGCATCAATCCGGATGCGGAATCGTTGCCAACGTCGTTCAGCAACTATTTTGCCGATAGCGGTGCAACCCGCCGTCTCCCGGTCTTCATGCCAAGCGGTATGCACCGGGGCATCTGGACCGAGTTTTGGGGCAAAATTTCGGAACGCAACGACAAGAAGCACAGCGAGCAGATTTACGGCGAAGCTCGCAGCGCCTGCGTCCGCACCGACGAGGACAAATGCTTTCTGTTCCTCAGCCAAGGATAAGGTGAACCGGGCGGCAGAGATGCCGCCCGGTCAACTGACGTAGAGCGGCATCGTCAGCCGCAGAAGCAAAAGGACAAATCCAATGACCACTCGTTACGGTAATCAATTCAGCGCCACCGACTCGCTTAAAAAAGCGAACGGTACATCGCACAATAGCCCAATCAAGGCATTCAAAAACCGTTTTGCACTCGGCACCGAAGGCGGAACAGTCGGCCCATATTTGATCGCAAAAATTGGCATTGGCCATGTGATCGACGAATTCCGGTTGGACACCGATGCCAACCTGTCGGCGATTAACTTCACGATCGGCACCCTTGCTGCACCGGCCAAGTATCGCGCCGCGACCGCAGGGCCAAACGCTGCCGTTGTCGTATTGCAGCCGTTGTTGGCGAACAACATCGAAGCGTCTGAAGTCGCGGAAGATATCTATCTGTTCCCCAGCGCCAACATGCCCAGTGCCGGAACATTGAAAACGACGGTTTTTACCGTCGCACGTTAAAAAGTTTACCGGCCAGCTTTTGAGTTGGCCGGTGAAGCGGCGCGCCGGATGATCCGGTTTGGATCAACGCTCGGCGTAGGGGTGAAAGTCCGGCGCGTCGCAATCTGTTTCCCTTTGGAGCAAAGCCACGATGACCGCAGCGCCCGTCCCATCGCAAACACGCATCGTCAACGCGGCCTATGCCGAATTGGGATCGACGACGACTATCAACAACATCGATGACAGCGCGGCGCACCGCGCCAAAAGGCTTTGGGACGATATTGTTGCCGAAATGCTTGCAGAGCATCCTTGGAATTTCCAGATACGGCGCAAGCCATTGAATGCAACCGGCGATGTCAATTTGACTAACAGCGAATGGGATTATGCGTGCGCCTTGCCGCCCGACTGCGCACGCTGGCTGCCGCCGTCTCGCGAAGATAAGAATTTCTTTCGCGGCGAAGCTGAAGGCCGCTATTTGCTGGTCGATAGCACGCCGCCAATCCATCTGCGCTACATCACAAGCGATGTCGATATCGCAACATGGTCGCCGCATTTTGTGCGCGCGATGATCCTGCGCCTAGCTGAATCGCTTTGCGATGGCGTGACGCAGAGCGAAGGCAAAAAAGACCGGCTGCGCGAACGTGCCCAAGCCGCATTGAAAAATGCCAAGCGCATCGATGGACTGCAAACAGGCCTGACCCATCGCAGCGCCGTGACGGTGCAATCGTCGTGGCTGCAAGCGCGGATGCACCCAAACACCTATATCGGGCGTTAGCCCATGTCGCGCGTTTCGCACTGGCAAGTCAGTTTCAATGGCGGTGAATTGTCGCAGCGGTTGCGCGCACGCATCGATCAAGCGGTTTACGATATCGGCCTTGATGCCATGGTCGGCTTTGCGCCGACACTTGAGGGCGCGGCAGAGGCAATGCCCGGCACAATCCGAATTGCCGCAGCCAAGGGGCCGTGCATATTGCAGCGGTTCGAATATAATGTAACCCAAGGCCATGTGCTGGAATTCAGCAATATGGCAATCCGTATTTTCACCAATGACGCGCAAGTCATGGACGGGACTGTGCCGTTTGAAGTCGAGACGCCCTATAGCTATGCGCACGTGCAGCAACTGGCGTTTGAGCAAAGCTATGACGTGCTTTATTGTTATCACCCGTTGCACCAGACGCGTCAATTTGTGCGTCTTGCCGCCGATGACTTTGCGATTGAAACGCTCGAACTGGAAAATGGCCCGTTCGAACCGCGTAACAAGGACAAGACTTTGTTGGTTACCGCTAGCGGAGTCACGGGCAGCGTTACGCTGACGTCATCAAGCGCCCTATTCGTGGCAACCGATGTTGGTAGCTTGTTTCAGATGGAGGCCGATGATTTCGGCGATATCACCGCTTGGGAGCCATATATAAGCGTCACCAACGGGCAGATGTTGACATGGAACGAGCGCGTTTACCGCGTCGTCGGCGGCAGCGGGCGAACAGGAACGCTGGCGCCGGTGCATACTGAAGGCGTCGAATGGGACGGCATAGGTGTCGGCACTGATATCAACGACAAGCCAGCGGGCGGTTGCCAGCTGGAATATGTGCATGGTCGCTTTGGTGTTTTGCGCATCACGGGGTTTACCAGCGGCACGGTTGTTACGGCGGACGTTCTGCGCACATTGCCCTTTACGGTGTCTGAAGCCTATGATTATGAGGACGGTTATTGGGATCCGGACTTTGGCGTTTGGGTGCCACCAGCAACCGGCGTCACCTATAGCTATGGTAGTTGGCGCTGGCGGTTTGGAAGCTTTTCAAACACGCGTGGTTGGCCGCAATGCGGGGTGATCTGGAACGAGCGGCATGTGTTGTTCAAGGGCAGCACGGGATATGCCAGCGTCGCGGGCGATCTCAACGATTTTTCGACCTATAATGAGCTGGGCGACATAACCAGCGACATGGCCTTTATCTTTACGATTAAAGACCCGAACGCAGTCTTGCGCGCGGTCGCAGATGACAAGTTGTTGATGTTTACGGCCAGCGGTGTGTGGGCATTGAACCCGTCCAATGCGGCCGCAGGAATCGGCCCTGGCAATTACCGCGTGGACCGGCAAAGCAATGGCGGCGCTTCGGCGGCGATGGCGGCGGAAATTGACAGCCGGATCGTCTATATTGACCGCAGCAAGCGCCGGATATTCGAAGCGGATTTCGAAGCGCAGCGCAATGTTGAAAGCGTGCTCGACCTCACGCGCTATGCGCGGCAAATTGGCAGCAGCCGTTTCGTGCAACTGGCGACGCAAAACCAGCCCATGAACATGATCTTTGCCGTGCGCGGCGATGGCAGCATGGCAGCAGCGGCATATTTACCCGAAGAACAAGTGCTAGGATGGTGTCAACGCTCAATGGCGACAGGCGTGGCCGCGCGCAGCATTGCCAGCATGACGGACCCGAACGGCGAGTATGAGCAGATTTGGGTGGCGGCACAATATGGCGGAAGCTGGCATATCCTCTTGATGGAGGAATGGCGACAGGACAATGAGAGCCGCCCGAATGCCGTTATGGTCGATATGGCGAAACGCTGGGACGGCGCGGCGGCAGCTACGTTCACGATTTCGCATCTACCCAATGCCAATATTCATGTCGTTGCCGATGGGCGGGTTTATACGACGCTATCAACCAATGGCGCTGGCGCGTTTACGTTGCCGCAATCGGCATCGGTTGTTGTCGCAGGTTTGCCGTTTGAAGCCTATGTCCGCCAACTGCCAACAGAAAAGGGCGGCGATAACGGCCCGGCGATTGGCAAGATGGCGCGGGTTTCGCGCGGTTCGGTCAAGGTGCTGAATACGCGCGGGCTGGCAATTAGTGCAT